GTACATCAATGCAACAAACTAGATCCGCTTTTGTTGCCTCTCCATATTCAGGGAAAACAGGATCATACGGATAATAATTTTCTAATTTTCTGGTAAGGCATTTTTTTAATACTTGCTTTCCAGCACCGTAATCACACAAACTATCAATCTTATATTCATCAATTAGATCATCTATCAATGGCGCAACATACTTTGATGCCACTCCGTAATTCTGATTTTTATGCAGCAACTTTTGAAGCTCAAGATATTGACTTGTTATAAATTGCATTTTTGTACTCGCGCCACCAATGTTCTGATCCTCTACAAGTTCGATACGATTCAAACCAAGGAATGCCAGCAGTCCAATGCAACAACTTCGCTCCACCTACATCTTGATCTTCATCAATCAATACATTGTATGATTGATCAAGTTCTTCAATTTCTTCATCTTTGAGAAATTTTAATTGCAGCAAATCAATTACTTTTTCTTCTGCAATTCTTTCCATTGTCATTTGTCGCCATGATGGATGCTCACAGTTAATCATCATCATGCTCGCCCAATTCTTTCGTTCGTAATCTTCGTTTCTACACTCCATCTCTGTGCCGATATATTTCCTAGAGTGCTTTGTTTCGTATTGATGCTTAACTACCGCAACCGCATCAGTCATATCATCTAAAGTTTTTTTGTACAGAGCGATATCACTTACCATCAACATATCGCTTCCATCCATAAAGATTGCTCTACCAGTAAAGTTCATCAAAGCTGGAATAGCAAATCTTGAAACTGTAAACTTATTTGAGCCACACTTAAAACTTAAATTGCTAATTGGAGTTAATGCTACAGGTACAGTTGATCTACGAATGACTGAACTTGTAAAAACATGAAATCCAATCTGCTCTCTCTCATCATATCCACAAAACAAATTTAGCATTGGTCTATAGACAATCTTTTAAAACAAGTTAAGGAAGTTTCTCTTGTTGCATTTATTACTTCAACTTGTTCAGCTTCTAAATCTTTTGCAAGCACTTTAAACTTTTCCACCCAATCTTTTAGCAAGTCTTTTGATGGTGTGCTTTTGTCACCATGATAAGGATGTTTGCCAAAGAAATGTGGTTGATCATTTGTTCTCTGCATATCAAAGCCAAGCAAAATTATCCTAGCTGCGCCAAACAAAAAAGCTAGATTGACTGCCTGATATCCTGAGTTCCCTCCAAAATGCAAAATCTTTTTTCCAAGACCGTATTCCCAAACGCCCATCATGCGATTTAACTTATATTTTCTTTCCGCATCTGCCGATTGAGTCCATAGTTCAGCATTAGTAGTTTCTTTAATTCGTGCCATATGATGATCCCACCAATGGTCATCACAAGCATATAGAACGTCAGCACTTGGTATATATCTCCATGTATCTTTTACAGCAATGACGCGCCAACCATCTGCTCGCTGTTTCTGCGCGACGATCTGCGCGTCCGCTTCGGTAAGGCTTGGTCCGCTGGCGAGGACTGCGACAGTTGCTCCACTCCATCGTGCAGCGGATCGGTCAATGGGTTCCTTTGAGCAACTGCCATCATGGGGTTTGCATGAGCAACCAATCCCATTGACATAAGATGCTCGGCGACATCCATCGGAATTTTTAATCTCTGCTTTCTAAACATTGCACCAATTCTAGTATCCTCGAAATGTGCAAGGCCTATGACCTCAATCATCTCCATTAGTATTCGCTCCACCTCAAGTTTGTAAGCCCAATGATTGATTGGTTGCCTACATTCGTTAGCCTAAAATAATAAGTGCCGGGAGGTAATCCAATCAATTCTGAATCACCAAAAATTGCACCACCTTTTGTTGCTGACAACTTGTGATAATCAATTATTGTACCGCCAGTAATTGTCCCCCCGCTATTCATTGTGGTTGTTGATGCAATGCCGGGAGTATTGCTCATAGTATTAGATTTAATTATTGGCAGAGCAGTTTCGAATGTGCCGCCTTCTGTGCCGCCAGAAATTATCTCTATCTTTAAAACAGAATCATCTAATTCAAAATCTAAGTAGCTAATGCAGATGTCTCTGGTTATAACTGTTTTAATTGTTATGCTTGCTGCACTTGCTAGAGTAAAGTCTGCATAAGTATGAAACGTATTGCCGCTATAAAAGGCTCTATCTTTTTCGGTCTTACATAACACCGTAGTCGAATGGGAATTGTCTCCCATACTTCTATGACGAATTAACGCTCCTTGTGGACCTTCCCACAAAATATCATTTGCGTCATTCATCTTTTGCCTCTTTCATTTCTTTAGGTTTGTTGCGCCATTGCGAATAACAAAAAGCAATGCGCTGTGATTCATCTGCAAATGTACGACGAGCCTCAGCATCGCCCATACAGCGGGAGATAAACTGAGGCTCTGTCTCGCCTGTATTAGGCGTAGGCATATTTAGAATGTGCCTTTGATGAACGATGCAGGACGATACACAGTCAGAGCAAGACGTTCTTCTGCAAGCAGAGTTGCCATGTTCTTCTTGAAGTTATCGCCATCTTCATAACTGATCTGCACAGCAGCATCCATACGATCCCAAACTTGTGCGCCCATTGTGAAAGCACCAGCGAGGAAAGTACCAGCAGCAATGCTGTTAGTTGCCACTACTCGGCGACCCCATACTCGTGGACCGAGCGAATCAACTGGACCCATATCACCGTGGAAGATGTACTCACCATAAGTGGACTTCAACAGTTCAATGGTTTCCCAATCAGCAGGGTTAATCACGAAAGCATCTACTGGGTATTCAGCCAGAGCAGCTTGGGTAATTGCTTTACGCAGCGTATCTAGTTTAGTGTCACCAGTTGCGCCACGGTTATATGCCGTAAAGTTACCAGAGGCCAAGATACCTGCCATGTTGCCGCCTGTGCCTGAGCCGTTCAGAAGTTGATCTTCTTCTTCCAGTTTCAGGCCATAAGTCAAACGACCATTTACATAGCTTTGCAGTTGCGGAGCATCATCCAATACCTGACGCGATACAGGAATAAAATGCGCCAGAGTAACTACAGGCGAGTTTGCCAGCGTGAAGGTGATGCCAGACTCAGGCTTGGTTGTGTTCTCAACAACCAGCGGAGATGAGCCAGCACCCACAGGACCAGCATTGTCGGTAAAGACGTTTTCCTTAGTGAACTGAATCAAGTTAGAAGTCGTGCGACCAACAGGCATCAAGTCACGAATGGTCAATACGCGCTGAGGATTGGCGATGATCCCCGGAACGCGCATATCAGGAACCAGAGGTTGGTTCTGACCAGTAGCGTTAATGATCGCGGCTTTCATTTCCATGCGAGCAAACTTGCTCTTGCCTTCAGCCATTGCTTTGAACGAATCCGATTTAACGAATTGCTCACCAATAGTCTCAGTACGATTAGTGCTTTCTTCATTGCCAGCCGACATCTTGCGCTCAAGTTCAATACACTTGTCGGTGAGTTCAGCGGCTTTAGCTGATAGCTTGTCAATCGCAGCTTTGGTTTCGCCTTCGATTGACTTGCTATTAGCGATTTCGCCATTGGCTTTTTCAACCCAAGATTTTAGTTCTTTGGTGGAGTCCAACAGCTTGGCTTGCGTTTCTGCAAGCGATTTGATTTCTGCAATTTGATCAGACATGATTTTTCCTTTAAAGAGTCCGAGCGTGATTCAAATTTTCAGCAATGAGTTGCTGAATATCCTTCGGCAAAATAATTTTCTCAGACTCACTCTGAGTAAAGATTCGCTTGGCTCGACTTGCCGTTGCCGTTGCCAACGATTTAGAGAACCCCGCTGCCTCTCGCAGAAAGTCCTCAAATTCTTTTATCGTATGAATACAGTCTAATGCTGACTTCACACTTGATAGATCTACTCGCGCCGCATCATCAGCAGGGAATGTAACGATAGATACTTCCACTAACTCAGATACATTCTTTATCACGCGAATAGTTGAATCTTCTTTGTTAATGAATTCAACATCATCACTACTTAACATATACCCAATGCTTAAACCATCAATGGTTTCATGTTGCATTGCCGCTTTGACGATTGCTGCATCAGGATTACCTGGAGTAAGTTCACCCTCAATCAGTAATCCTTTTTCATCTTCATACATCTTAGTCCACTTACCTACAGGTAGTTCCCAAGACTTATGATTGATAAACATCTTAGGCATCCTTGCTGCGCCATCGGATATTTTTTGAATCATCGACTTGTATGCTCCGGGCATAATGGTGTCGTTGTAACTATCAACACCACCAAAGACTGAAGCGTATCCACTAAAGGTTCCTGCGCCATCACTCGCAAATTTTAGCGAGACATTTTGCAGGTCAATTGTCTTGCGCTTAATTGCCATGATTGACCCTTTCGAATTCTGAATCTTGTTCCATTCTTTCTCTGCCCAACTCTTACCGGGATCGCCGCCCCATAATGCCCAAGCGATTCTTCCGGCACTTGGATATCCATCTTGATCTGGATAAAATCCTTCACCCTCTTTATCTACTTCGTGTCGAGCAAAATACGAAACCATACGTCCTATGGTTTCATCGGACAAATCTTTTTTATTGATGATGTCTCGCGCTCTTGCGACCCCGACCTCTGTTCCACCACGGTTGTATTCTTCGCGCCATGCAAGACCTCGCTTCGCTTCTTCGACCATTCCGTTTGTTGGGATAGGCATTATTGTGCTACCGGAGGTTGTGTATTAACAGATCCACCAGTTGCGGATGCCCCTAGTAAAGCCAATGGCACTAAGTTAGATTGGGCGGTTAATTCATTTGCACTATCAATAGGTGGCAAGTTCTCTAGCTGTCGCCATTCATTGCGAGTCATCAATCCATTCTGTACTGCCTTCGCGCCATTCTCCAATCGTGCCGCCATGTTCGCTCTTAGAATCGCATCAATAGAAAACTCTACTGTGTACAATTCTTTTTGACCCGGAGTTAAGACACGACGATCAATTGCTTGCTCCAACAATTCAATCATCGGACGCAATCTAAATTTATAAAATCCTTCAATTATTTGCTCAATACCGCTGCCCCATGTTGTCGTGCTTGCGGTATCGTTAATCATTACAGAAGGAACGCCAAACCATCTTGCGATATCTTCCACCGCAAAACGACGAGTATCCAGCAGTTGCATATCTGCTGGAGTCATATTTAATGGTTGGAATTGTGCGCCAGCTTCTAGGACTAGCAGATCGTCATTGTTGCCTTCAACAAGACCACGATAATTTTCTCTGATCTTTTCGCGCTGTTCAGCAGTCAATAACTTG